GGCGCACCTGCGAGTGCTAAAGGACATTATCATAATGCAATGCCAGGTGGTTATGTTGAACATATACTTCACATTATAAGTCACTCACTTGAGTTAAAACAATTGTGGGAAAAGAATGGAGCTGAGATTAACTTTACAGATGAAGAGTTAGTGTTTGCAGCTATGCATCACGACTTAGGTAAGGTTGGTGATTTAGAACACGACTACTACATTCCACAAACATCAGATTGGCACAGGAAAAATCGTGATGAGATTTATACTCATAATCCAGCACTTCAATATATGAAAGTACCTGATAGAGGACTTTGGTTACTTCAACACTATGGTGTTAAGGTTACGGATAAAGAATACTTGGGGATTAAATTAACTGATGGATTATATGACGAAGCAAATAAATCTTATTTGATGTCTTACAATCCTGACTTTGGATTACGAACCAATATGGCTTACATCTTACACCAAGCTGATATGATGGCGACTCATATTGAATCCGACCAATGGAAACGAGGAACAGAAGTAGAAGAACCAATTAATACAAAAGTTCCAAAAACAAAAGATGAACAAAAACAAGTAGACAATCTCAAATCTAAATTTGATGAATTGTTTGCTAATTAGGAGATTGATATGTGGATGTTTTTATCAATATTATTTTTTTTAATAAGTATCTTCACATCAGTATTGGTATATTATTCATTACGAAGAATAACACAATACGAAGAATTAATTTTAGAAATTCAACAAGTGATTAAATTCTCAACAGATAAAATGAAACTTGTAGATGCTAAAGGACATTATGAATCAGATGATGAGACTGGTTTTTTCTTTGAACAATTAAAACAAATTCAATTATCCTTAGATGGAATATTTGAAGAGGAGACACAAGATGCCAAAAAAGAAAACTAAAGAAGTTAATGATGTAAAAGCAGAGATTAAAAAAATAGTTAAAAAGAAAAAGCGTAAAGTTTATTTCGGACAAGAAGTTCAAGATGCTATTATAGAATATAATGCTTCAAGTGATGATATTGAAAGAAACCATATTTATGGTACACGAATACACGCAGCGTTTGATAAATTAGCTGAGAATATAATCAATACGTTTAAGTTTACTTATTTTGATTATGGGTTTGAAGATATAAAACATGAAGTTGTTGCATTTATGGTTATAAATATTCATAAGTATGACCATACAAAAGGTTCAAAAGCATTTAGTTATTTTTCAGTAGTGGCTAAAAACTATTTAATTCTTCATAATAATAATAATTATAAAAAACTAAAAAGTCATAGTGGTATGGATGTATTAGATAAAGAGAAAAATGTAAATAATTCTAATACTTCAGACTTTAAACAATTAACTGATGAAATAATTAATTATTTTGAAAATAATGTTCAGACAATGTTTAAGAAAAAAAGAGATTTAAATATAGCTTATTCTATTTTAGACTTGATGAAGCAAATAGATGAAATAGAAAACTTTAACAAAAAAGCTCTTTATATTTTAATAAGAGAGATGACAGATGTTAATACTTCACAGATAACATCAGTTGTTAATGTTTTAAGAAAACACTATAAAAAGTTATCAAATGAATACTACAAACACGGAACAATCACACCATTGAAAAGTGGTTCATTCTTTTAAATACTAAACCCTCTTAAATGAGGGTTTTTTATTTCATACAATTTCTTACAATTTTTATATTTATATATGAATAAGTATATTCAATTGGAGATTATATGTCAGACGAAAAAGAAATATTTGAGGGTAAAACCTTTCAAGATTTAACAAAAGATATTTATGAAAACACAACAAAACGTAAAGTTCAAATTGATTTGTTAATATCAGAAATACACGGATTCATAACAACAATAGATGATGTGGTATTGGTTGCACCTATTATAAAAGAATATATGGATACTGCTGTTCGTAATGATGAACACTTGGTAAAACTCGCTGGTGTATTACAAAGAATTATTTCTAAATCACAAGGTGAATCAGATGAATCAATGTTATTAAGTGATGAAGAAAAGGCTGAACTTATGGGAACACTTCAAGATACAGTAGAAGATTTACAAAGAGAAAGTGATAAACTTGAGGTGACAAAAAATAAAACAATTGATTTGGGGAATAACTAATGGCCTCAACATTTACAAGAGCAGACAATGTAACAGTTTCAGGTGTTTTTGGTGAACCAATAAGTGTCCCTTATTATTTACAATTTGTTCCTGGTATTGTTACTGAGGTTGTTACATCTGATAGAAGTTTCCAATCATTTAATAAAGCACAATATACAAATACAATATTAGCTATGCCACATATCACAAGTAAACCAAAAAGAAGAAAATCAGATTTATCAAATACTGATAGATACTTTCCACTTATGAGAGGTTTTGTTGATGTACCTGCTAAAGGAGACCCTGTTTTACTTTGTGAAATTGGAGGTATAAAATATTATCTTGGACCATTGAATACACAAAACAATCCAAATTTTAATAATGATTTTATGTTTGTACCTGAAAAACCAATTACAGATATTGTTAAAATGACAACTGATGAAAAAAGAACAATGATGGGACAATCATTGAACTTCAAAAAAGTAAATCATAATAGAATGATGAAACCTATAAAAGATGAATTGGATAGAGGTGAAGCGATTAATGAAACACATGGTGATATGTTGTTTGAAGGTAGACATGGAAATAGTTTAAGAATTGGAAGTAGAGATAAGAATCCATATATTTTTATTTCCAATGGTAGACACTCAAATAATTTCAATGAAAGTAATGCTGATGGGAGTATTGTGAGTATCACCAATTCAGGAACGATTGACCAACATTTTGGACAATACATTGAATTAGAAAAACCTAATCCTGATGATGATACGACTTGGACCAGAACACCAGTTCCATTTATATTGGGTTCTGATAGAGTTGAAGGTAATCAACGATTGATGTCAAGCATTGTAAAGTCAATTAATCAAGTTGATGATGTAAATGATATTTTATATAATTATGATAAAAATCAAGTATTTATAAATTCGGATAGAATTGTATTTAATTCAAGAGGCAATGAACAATATAATGGTGATATTTATTTGTCAGCTAAAAATGATATTCACATAGGAGCAGGTAATTCATTATCTATATCTACAAATAAAAATTTAATAATTGAATCTGATAAAACATATTTAGGTGACCCAAACAAAGAAACAAATAAAGATAAAATGGAGCCAATGATTTTAGGAAATGCGTTGTTTGATATTTTTGATGAGTTGTTTAGCATATTGGAAGCAACAACATCAAATCAATATTTCCCATTACAATTAGCTTATCTTGGAGCACCACTTAAAAATGTATTAGACCCATTGAGACAAAAAATTGAAACTATAAAAAGTAAACATCATTTTATAGAACCAAATGGTAGAGAACAAACATAGAGGTAATTATGAAAAAGAAAAAACCAAATATAAAAACTATAATCAGACAAATCGTTAGAGAAGAAGTTGCGATGGCTATCAAGGAAGTGATAACTGAATTAAGACAACCAACTCAAACTTCTAAACCAATGACACCAAAGAAGAGAACACAAAATAGTCAATTCACATCTAATAAAATTTTAAATGATGTATTGAACGAAACAGCTCAAGATGGTGAATGGAAAACATTGGGTGGTAGCGAGTTCACTTCTGATAGAATGAATGAATTGGTTGGTGGACAATATGGTGATATGATGAATACTACACCACAACAAGTTCCATCAAGTGACCCAATGGCACAATTTCTTAACAATGATTATAGAGAAGTTTTAAAAAGAACTGAAGAAAAACAAAAACAAAAATACGGAAAATAATAATGGGATTAAAAGATGACTTAATAGAAGCTAAAGCACAATCAGCATTAGCAGCTGGAGCAAATCCAGATGATATAGATACATCAGAAGGTTCTGCTATTGAGGTTGAGGCTGAGTTGACAAAAGAAGCAATTGTTAATTTTTTAACACAATGTGAATTTAGAATAACTCAATTAGCTGCTCCAGTCGTATTGGAGGATTTTAATATCGGACCACAACAAGCTGATATTTTACCATCTGTTACAAGCACAGATATTCCATATCCAGGTGGTGTAGCAGCACCATCTATACCTATCCCATTAAATGGTGGGACTAATGGTGTGTTAACTAAAAACATAGATGTTGATAAAGCAGGTGGAACTACAGGAGTGCTGGATTCAACTGGATATGTTTTCATAGGTGGAGACCCGGATTCACAAGATGAATTTGATGTAAATACTTTGGATGGTATTAGAGATTTTACAAAAGTAGAATTATTAAGAGAAGACATTGAGGATTTATTATAATGGCTATAAAAGATACATCAAGAAAACCATACATTGAAGATAATGATACTAATATCAAAGTTGGTATTGATTTACCAATTCGTAGAGGTAATGATAAAGAAGGATTCTTTGCAACCACTTCAACAACCATTGAAGCTGTGAAAAACAATATAAGAAATTTATTAAACACTAATCAAGGTGAGAGATTATTTCAACCCAACATTGGTATTAATTTAAGACAATATTTATTTGGACAGATAACAGAAGAAACACTTTTACAAATTCAAGAAAGTATTTCCTCTACATTTAATTTTTGGCTACCCTTTGTTCAGATTCAAAACATAAATTTAAAAAATGGTACGAACGCAAATTCTATAGTGATAGATATTTTATTTAATATAAAACAAGACCCGAACACATTGGAATCAGTTCAAATATCAATTGATAACGAAACAAACAACCAATCAGCTGATGCTGGTGTCGGTAGTGGTGGATACTAATGGAGAGTAAATAATGCCAACATATGGAAAAAAAGATTTTAAAGAATCAAATGTAAATTATTTAAATAAAGATTTCAATGCATTGAAACAATCTTTAGTGAATTATGCTCAAGCATATTTCCCAAATACATACAAAGATTTTAACGAAACATCTCCTGGAATGATGTTAATAGAAATGTCTGCTTATGTAGGTGATGTATTGTCATTTTATATAGACCAACAATATAAAGAATTATTATTACCATTAGCTGAAGAGAGAAGAAACATAATCAATATGGCTAAGATGTTAGGGTATAAAGTTAAACCAATTGTTCCATCATTTGTTGAATTATCATTTACATCAGAAGTTAACGCACTATCAACCAATAGAGCACAGGTTGATTATTCAAACGCTAGTGTTTTTCAAGAAGGAATAAAAGTTCAATCAAGTGCTAATTCAAATTTGTATTTTGAAACATTAGATGTAGTTGATTTTAGAGTAACATCATCTCTAAATAATGGTGAAGCTTCGGATACAAGTTCACCGATAATTGATACTGCTACTGACGGTTTGATAACTGATTATACTTTAACAAGAAAGGTAAGAGCTGTTAGTGGTGAAACTAAAACAAAAACTTTTACAATAACATCACCACAAAAATTTAGAAGAATAACCTTACCAGAAACAAATGTTATTGATATTATATCTTGTAAAGATTCAAATAATAATGAATGGTATGAGGTTGATTTCTTAGCACAAGACCAAGTGCCTGTTAAAAAACATTACGCTCAAGACGAATTAAGAGATAATGCTTATACCAATATAGATGGTACAGATTATGTGGCTGATGTTCCAGTACCATATTCTTTACAATACATTAAAACAACAAAAAGATTTACTCGTGAAACAAATACAGATAACTCAACATCATTAGTTTTTGGTAATGGAATATTAAAAAATGGTGAAGTGATTGATGAAGGGTTTATTGATTTGGAACAAGTTGGGATAATCATACCTGGTCAACAAGGTGAATTAAATGATTCAATTGACCCATTGTTAGGTGATGAGTATTCAACATTGGGTGAAACACCAACACAAACAACTCTAACCATAACTTATAGAATTGGTGGTGGTATTGAAGCCAATGCTTCAGTTGGTGATTTAACATCAATCATTGGAACACCAACTAAATTAGTTGATGGTGGAGCGAGTATTATTGGTGTTACGAATGAAACTGCTGCTAGGGGTGGGGCTGATGAAGAGGACACGGATGAGATTAGAGAAAAAGCTAGAGCATTTTTCACAACACAAAA